GGAACGTAAGCTGACATAGTATCACCGTCAAAATCCGCGTTAAAACCACCGGTAACCAACGGATGGATCTTAACTGCCTTACCCTTATGAAGGACTGGCTTGAAAGCGAGAATACTAAATTTATGTAGAGCTGGATCTCGCTTTATCATTATTGGCCTATCTTGTATTGCATATTCCAGAGCGGCCCTAGCCTGAGGAGTTCTCTTATTAACCTCTTCCATAGCTTGAAGCGATGGGACTCCTAATTGCCGCAATCTGCGCTGCACGAACGGCGCATAAACCGTCCAGGCAGCTTCTTCTGGTATACCTACTTCATCTAGACCCATCTTTGGCTCTGGAATAATAGTAGATCTCAATGACATATCCTGACGCCTCTTTAGCATCTTATCCTGGAAGAACCCTTCTTTCGGAGAAGGACCTGAAATGATGCTTATGATACCTTTATGCTCTCGTCCACCTATTACTGTGCCAGAAATATTTAATGCCTGCATAGCGTCATAAATAGCGGCGCGTAGAGGAGCCTTCTCTATCTCTGGAAGGCTCTTGGGCATCGCTGCTAAAGATTCATTAGCCATTGCTAAATTCTTATATAGGCCATTTAGATCTCCTGGATTAACAGATCCATCTGGTCTACGAGTTAGGGGTCGGAATTTAGGAGGAACTATCGGTACGTTATGCATTACATAAACATCGGGAGATATGCCATGCGAGTCTAAAGCCTTCAATATCCTAAATTTTCTATTGAGCTTATCTATCTGGGATGACGGTGCTACATCAAGAAGCTTCTTAGTTGAATCTATTTCTTTCTTTACATTTATACGCTTAAGAAGAACCTCAATAGCACGTCCACCTCTGATACCACCTTCTGCAGATATCTTATTATCGTTGTCTATCCCTACATTGCCAGCTACAAGATCACGATATTGATTCTTAGTTAGAGATAGTAGTGACTTAACGGCACTCTCAAATATAGGATTTGGCACTGGTTCTGATAGCTGCATGTGAGACCACTTAGTACCTTCAGGCCCACCAGTCATCTTTATGTCAAATAGGCCGCCCTTAATTGGCGATAGATTCTTACCCTTAACAACCATACTTGGGCTGGTAAGCATTCCGGAGCTCATGTCTAATATGTGCTTATTTAGAAGTGGTGTTAGCATTAAAGAATTTCCATCCTTGTAAATATCTATGCCAGCACCCTTCAGATAGGCTGTGAATTTTCCGTAAGTAAACGGAGGTCTTGGTGGAGGTAATGGCTCGCCAGATTGTATAGCATGCCAGTAGTCAGAGTTTGCATCAGATTTGTAAGTCTGCATTTCACGCAAGTTGGCCTTAGCTCCATGTGCCAATAGAGCGTAAATTCCCAAAGTGCCGAGAGACTGTCCTCCCATAGGACCTCCCCTCTGTGGTATCTGATTGATGTCATAGGAGTCTCTACTTCTAGCCGTAAGCTTTGTATCAACCTGATGCTTAAGCTTGAATATGTACTGGGGTCCTACTAATACATTTCCAAGAAGCTTATTACTTTGGCCATCATATAGAAGTTCTTTGTCGGTAATATTGTGCTTCTTTAGAAGATCACGAACAACTTCTGTGTAGTTCTGACCACTAAAGTTATCAGACATAAATCTCTTCCCGGTCTTTTCTACAACCTTGGCAGCAGCAGTTTCTAAGATCTGGCCTAAGTTCACTCGGCCAGGAACACCAGCAGGGTTCATAAGAACGTCGGTAGACCTTCCATCCGCTGTATGTGGCATCTCGCTGTCTGGAAGTATGGAGGTAACTATACCCTTATTGCCAGACCTTCCTACGATCTTGTCACCTATCTGCAGTGGCTCTATTGCACGTATAAATACATTGATGGCCTTAGCGGTCTTTATAACATCTACTACTTCTCCTTGAGCACCCTCTGTCCACTTAACAGAAGCATCTCTAAAGGGGGTAATTTTGCCTCTGCTTATCCTAGTAAGCAATTCTGCTTCTTTAGTACCACCACGCTTCTCTAATGCTGCGACTACTACATCGCCAGCATGTACAATCTCACCCTTCTTTATTACGCCATCAGAATCTAGCTTATTAGCTAAATGTAGCGGTAGATCCTTCCTTCTATAAGCGATAAAGCGATTCTTACCTATAACTGTATTCTCGTCCATATGCAGATCCACCTTATGCATATGTTCGCTGGATAGCTTCTTAGCGCCAGATTCTGATACGACGATTCCGTCTTCAAAGTTATATCCACGATATGGAATATAAGCAACCCTAAGATTTGTACCCATGGCAAGAGTGCCATCTTTGGTAAAGTTGGTATCTGCCACCACTTGTCCCTCTTTAATTGAATCTCCAACTTTGACTATGGGAGTAGAGGTTATAAAGCTTTTGTATTCATTTAGAGGGAAGTTATTGTATATCTGAATCTTCGTAATCTTGCCATCAGAGCCTTTGATAGCAACATGAGTATCCGTTATTGAGGTTACCTTACCAGCAACAGTAGATTTTTGAGCAACATAGTGACCAAGGATCTCCTCAAAGCTTTTACCTTGGCCAGCTGAAGATTGAACGTTAGGAGCTTCTCTGTACACCAATGGGAGTGCCTGCTCCTGCTGTCGGCTAGCAGTAGTAGCCCTAGTACCCATATTGTTCTGCATAAATGGGATTAGGTTAGCTGCAATACCAAAAAGTGCTTTTGGATTTGTGAACACATAACGAGCCTTAGCTAGAGAGGATTCCTCAACATTCCCCTCCATAGTCATCTTTACAGTCTTTCCTATGGTCTTTGGCTTTCCACCCTCCCACGTAACCTGATCTGGGAATACCGTATAGTTACTATAGATATCGTGTGGGCGGACCAGTACGTTCTTACCTTCTTTCATATCATAGACTGTGGTAAATAGTTCTTGGCCCTTCTTGGTAGCTCCTATGGGCATAGAAAGAATGGCACCTATACGAGAGGATTCTGGTGTAGTTACCGGATCAAGAAATCCAATATGAGAAGGATTGATAGATTTTTCATCTCTTGTAATTTGGAACTCACTGCCGATACCTCCTGCACCAAGAATGGTAGTCTTAGTCTGTCCAGCGATCATTTCCAAAGGATTGATCTGGTCTGTGGTCTGAGCTAGTCCTAGAGATCCTACCGTAAAGAAGGTATGAACATAGCGATTGATGTTGTCTAATCCAATTATTCCGGATACATTGCTCTTTCTATCCAAGTTATTGAGAATCTTCCTTTTAAATTCTCCTGACATTTTCTGCACTCGTTCTGGAATAAAGTCCTCTATGGCATGGGTACGCTTGAATACCAAGCTGTGCATATCATCTTCGGTAGCTTCATTTCTGGATATGGACAGCAACTTATTGGCAGCTCTAACCATAGTGTCACCTTCCACATGGTCAAAAGCTTTACCAAGTGTGATATTCGTAGTTTCTGGATCTATGGACGTCTTAGACATAACATCATTAATAAGAGCAATAGCATCTGCCTCGGATGGCATAGACTGCTTCTTAATAGCCTTATAAAGCTTTCTGTACTCAGGAGTAGCGCTGCCTTGCGCGTTAGCAGTTAATATCTCTTTGCCCCACGCACGCTCCAGAGTGTCATCATCAACATTCATAGCTTTTAAGACTGGGTACAGCTTAATGTTTGACTCGGAATTTCTGTACCGCATAGAGAAGACACGAGTATTTGGATCAAATCTAATATCAAAGTTATTAGCGCCACCACCACGCGATAGGTTGAACTGTGATACCAATTCCCCGTTGTTTGCTACCTGAGCATAAACACCAGGTCTACGACGGAATTGCGTTATTGTCTGATATTCTTTCCCATCAATAATGTAGGAAAAACGATGAGTAATCTTTGGTAGACTCACAAGTCTTACTTTCTTAGCGCTATCTACTACCTTGTTAGTAAGGTTGTCTACCAAGCTTATAGAACCATAGACAGGCACTGCCCAGGTTCTTCCAGCCAACTTAGCTTCTTTTTGGCTGTCAAAATCCATCATATCTTTATCGTCTTCGACCCATACCTTATCTAGTTGTAAAGTATGCTGTTTACCAATAACAGGAAACAGTCCTGTAAGTGTTGGTATAAGATTTTTCTTCAGTTCCTCAAATTGCGAATTCGGATCAAGATGTGCCAACTGTATCTCCTAAGCCTCTATGAGAAGATTCTATCTTCTCTAAGCTTTTAATAAATCTGGTATAAGGATATTAACGAGGGGAATATATCCTTTCGTAATTCTAATGGAGGACTCCGTGGATAAAAAGGACACCCCTTTAAATCCCATGGAAGCCCTGATCAACGAGCTAGAAGACGCGCTAGGCCTAATCATAGATACCACACAGAAGACGGATGAAGGAACGAAATGCAAGTAATACTCCTCTCATTCGCAGCAACAGCCTCGTATGTCATCGCATCAGACATAGCAGACATACTCGATGAAAACGGAAATAGATTAGGCCAACGTATTATGGACATGGTGAAGGTGATGTGGGGGCGCTAGTATAGGCCCTTTTTTACCTATATTATCGCTCCTTGTCTTCGTGGTGGCTTTTGTTCTGGAAGTGGTTTCATAGCACCATTACTCTTCCCGTTACTCTTGCCATTACTATTTCCCTTCTGCTGACCTAGTATACCGGCTACGGCATTAGCCAGATCCGGATACTTTGTCTGAAGTTCCGTGAGCATTTGACTCTTTTGTTCCTCTGGCAATCCTTCAATCTGACCAGCCATACTCCTAGCCATCATCTCCTGCTTCTCTGGCGGCTGTTGCTGCATAGCAGCCTGATCTTGCATTTGTACTTCAGAAGCTTTCTTCTGATACTTCATGGATACAAGAGACGCTTCACCCTGTGCCTCAGCCGCAGAAATAGCCAACTTCTTCTGTCTATCAGTGTCATAGCGGTACTGGTCTTCCAACTGCTTCTTCTCAAGTGCGGCGTCAAGACGGAACTCATCAAGCAGTGTTCTATCCGATACCTTGCCCATAGTGGACATGGTGAGATAGAGCTGCTTCTTCTGTAGATCATCCGCCATCTTAAAGTCTGTGAAGTGAATATCCACTGACGGCCAGCCCATGAATACCGATATGTTCTGAATAATCCATTTGATCATACGGAGCTGCTGGTTTCGATAGGTAAGGAAAGTATTTTCTAGCATCCTTAATGAGACGTTTGAGCCAGTCCAAGATAGCCCACCAAATATGAATTCATTAGGAACTCCCATTCCCGCGATTATGTGCTCTGACCATAACCGCAATTCCTGATGAAGCAGAAGTGCTCTGCCATCACCACCTACAGTTTCTTGGCCAACCGGTAGAGGCATGATCGGAATATGATTCTGATCGAATCTCCATTTGGCCAGTTCATCTTCTACTTTCTCCGTCCAGTTACTTAAGTCAACAGATACGTAAGGATCTCCAGAAGGGGAGGATGCCTGTGGGAAAAGAATGCGTAATGGGACTAAATGCTCAAGCGCAATAGCCTCTTGGCTCTTCTGTAATACCTGCATGTAATACGCAGACTTAAGAACAGGGAATGGGAGAGGAATACCCATACCAAAACTCTGTTCAGCAAGGCTGGCTCTCTTAAGATGGAATATCTTATTAGCCCCAAGCTGTACAGATCTATTTACTCTAAGGGCTTCTATGAATACGTGTGGGGTAGATTCTATGATCTCCTTCTTCCCTATAAGGATGTCATTCTTTAGCGTAGTCTGCATATCGTAGGTATATACAGTCTCTCCAGTAATTTCGTTATATACAGGAGATATGTTCTCTGCTCCCCAACGTATAAGGCGAATTCCTGTAACAGACCTAGTAGGCCTGTCATGAACTGTAGAAGGAGCCATAGTATTGCACTTAGGACAGCTAAGTATGTATTCAAAGTTACGGAACTTATAGTCCGCGTCAGTTATAGGAATTTCATTCTTGCAAGAATTATTAGAGCATCTCAGGTATTTTTTGAATGGGAACATAATAGATACATAGCAGTTTCCATAGCAATAATAGTCTAAGCCGCAAGCTATCTGAAATGCCGCTATATCCAGATTCTCCTCAAGAAGCTTCTGCCATTTCTTTTTTAGCTCGTCTTTATCTGTATCGTAAGAAATAGGTGTGATTGGATATTCCGCCATCTTTGAAATGACGGCATTAATGATTGG